ATAAGTGACCCCTTCACTACCCTGTTTAGCATCTACGCTACGTCCACGCCACTCTGTTGGCTGATAGAACTCAGGCTCATGGTCAACATACCTACGGCTGATTTCATTCCAACGTAGGAACTTATGCTTGACTAACTGCCTAGCTACAAACACAGGTGCCTTGACATGAAAGCTGGCAAAGCAATGTCCGAATGGGCTGATGTGTTTATGCTTAGCAAGGTAGCGTATTAGCTTAGCGTCCTTAACCTTTAGTAAAGGTGGACCCCAAGGATCACTGCTATCCATCTCACTCTTCTTGCCAAAGCTTACTCGTGCTGCATTAGCTACAGATAAGTCTGTACCCATGTGATCTACGTATGTTACTTCAATGTTTGACATCAGGGTCTACCTCTCAATGCTTTTGGTTTCTTTGGGGTTGTCCTTAGCGAAGTCTTCTTCACAGGTATGTAAGCTTTGGTAACTTCCCTGCCAGTTATCATAGTAAAAGAAACCTTACTACCTTTTATTGTAGTAGAACTTCTTGCACCTATGTCTTCCTTAGGCATAACGCTAAACATATTTCCCATTTTATTTCCTTTATGTAATCAGTTATCTTGGCCCACCCTGCAGGACTCGAACCTGCAACCTACTGCTTAGAAGGCAGTTGCTCTATCCAGTTGAGCTAAGGGTGGTGTATCTCTCAGAATAGTGGATAGTATACTTCGCCGTTATCTCTCATCTGTCTGGCTGCGTCAATCATTTTCTGTAGGAAGTCAGACCTACTGAAATCACCAGACCACTCTAGGTCATCCCTTTCCTTTTGAAGATCCCTTAGGTGTTGATCTATTGGTATCACTCTGCTTTCCATCAGTCTTCTCCATCTCACCTATCCAGTGTGTGACATCATCATGTTCTGTCAGTGGTAATTCTTTTTCTCTTTTGCTTTCTGCCATTCAAAAAACTCCTCAGCTGTGTGTCCATTCTCTTCTATGAATTCCTGAAGATCAAACACTTGGTCAAGGAATAAACCTATCAGATATTTAAGGGCATTCTTATCGTTACCAAATTCTTCAAAGTATTCATCTATTGTTTGGATGTCTTCTATCTCAACATCTTCGTAGTCTGCCATTGCCTTTTCCTTTCTAAGTTAAATGCAAGAGAACCCTAGTTATACTTCTATTGGTATATACTTCTAGTACCTATTAGTATTATTTTTCTATATAAGAAATAAAAACTAAGAGTAATACTAACAGTAGTACTAACAGTATTTACGTAGGGATCTTTTCTGCATTTCAAGTACCTCTATTAAAACTTTTTGTAGACTAGGTAGACAACAAACCAAAAGGCTACTGTTGTACCAATAGATATTAGCTCATATGTTTCCATCCGCAGCTAAACCTTTACCTTAAGTTCTGCCCTTATACCGTTGAGTTCATTGGCATCTTTCATATACTGCTCAGCCTCTTCCTTTCTCTTGAAGCTTTTCCAACAGATCTTACCGCCAAATTCTTCGTCGTATATTGCTACGTATAATTTCATTTAGAAATCTCCAAGATCGTCCAGGCTATGCGTTCAGCTATCTGTGGTACGATAGCATTACCTAGTCCTTTAATTCTGTCCACTCTTTTGGGTATCCCATTAGCCACTCTACCCACGTTGGGTTCAACATCCCAGTCGGTTTGTCTTCTTCCTTCACTGTCGCACATAGATATTTTCTGTCCTTCATATGAGTGTGACTCTTGCTTCCCACTGGGCCACAATCCTTGTATTCCGATGCTCTGGGTGTCGGGAACATCCTTACATGCGTCCTGAGTGAACTGTTCTGACCGCCCCCAGTGGTGCCCTTGCTGTCGGCTGCTGCTGGTGTTGGAAACATTCTCGCATACCCGCCCAGTGTTGTTCCCCTCTTTGGATGCTCTGGATTCCCCTTCACCTGTGGGTTGTCTTGGGTTGTCGGTGTGGGCAATAATCCAGACTCTGTTTCTTTTGTGGGGAGCGTTGACGCCGCAAGCTGGAACAACAAACGTCCTTGTGGTGTAGCCTTCGTGTTCCAAGTCAGTGAGCACCTCGTCGAGTCCCAGTGAGATGTGCCCATAAACGTTTTCGAAAACGCACCAAGTGGGTCTTTTGGATGCAACAATTTTGAGGATGTACGGCCAGATGTGGCGGTCATCTTCTGTGCCCTTTCTCTTTCCCGCTGCACTGAACGGTTGGCATGGGTATCCTGCGGTGAGGATGTCACAGTCGGGAACATTTCTGTCTGGGTCATTCGATAATTCCTTTACGTCTGAAGCTACTGGTACATTAGGCCAGTGTTGTTGGAGAATACTGCGGCACCAAGGCTCGATGTCGCAAAAGAGTTGTGGCTGCGGGGATAGTCCTGCCCATTGGAAACCAAGGGCAAAACCACCTATGCCTGAGCATAAATCAACGTGTCTCATTTATCTTATCCATTTACAAACTGGTCGTGGTTGATGTAGTAGGACACGCCAATCTCGTAGTTGTCATGATCGTACTGGTATAGTGCAACTAAAGAGTCAGCTACATTCTTGACTAGCTTGTACTTATCTTCGTCCTCTAGTTCATGGTTGTACCCAAAGTCTACGGGGATAGCTGTCAGTACTTCCTTCCAGTGCTTGTATATATCAGTGCCACTATCAGTCTTCTCACCTGTCTTTTCGAAGCGCTGTTGTGTTACAAACACTACTGCATCGTGGTGATCCCATACTTTTACTTCTAAAGTCTGTGTCTCAATCTTCATTACTCTTCTCCTTCATAGGGTGCGTCTCTAAACGCTCTGTTGTTGTAGGCATTTACACCTAGGTTGTGATACATCTCTGATAGAAAATCCTCAGCCAATCCTTCTGGATTATTAGACTTAGCTATAAGCTTCAGCCTTTCAGTAACATAGAACATACATACCATATTATCTTCCATTGGATCTTATCCTTTCTCTAATCTAAACGTGAACAGGGAATTACTTGAATGCCAAAGGAATCAGGCACAAGATCATTGAATGTCTTAGCGTAGGCAGATGCACCAACCTCTTGCACATATACACTCTGCACCATTGCATTAGACGGACGCCAGAACATAAGGGTCTTAGCCCGATAAGCCTTAGACCAACCAAGCTTTTGTAGCTCTTTAGATCTTGGGCTGCGGCCATCTAATTCAATCTCAACCCAGCCAAAACCACAGGCACCTGTGTCACCGTGTAAATCGTAGGCTTGCTGTGCCGCATGTTCTGCCGCTGTCAATGCCGCTTCGTGAATTGCTCTTATCGTTTCCATTGGTTTGTCTCCTCTTCTTAAGCCAATGTTTGCCGTGAAATAAAACAATGCCGCTTCAATCCTACTTCAGGAACAACAGCAATAAAGCTTGGTCCGTTGTCCGAAACCTTAGGGGTGTCACCATCTACTACCTTGATGATACCTTTAGAAGCTTCAATAGCTTTTTTCTTAGATGAATAGTAAGCATCGTATTGATCTTCAAAAGATCCTTTCTCATCAGACCACATAGAGACCTGTAATTTCCATATATTACGCATGTTGTTTTCCTTGTTGTGTTATACTGTGTGATACAGTTGGGGATAAAATCCAGGATTACAACCCCCAACCTAAACTTTTTTCTAAGCCATTGAAAAGATGCGGAAAGCTTCCTGTGTCTGCATATCATTCAAGATCTGGGCGTCAGGAAATTGGCTGCGGATAGCCTCGATGGTTGCCTTTGCTTCGTATAGCTTACCGTCTGCTTTCTTAAATAAGATCTTTCTCTTCATGGCATTGCGTAGGTCTTTCATAATTAACCAATCAACCAGTGCTTTGTCAGACCATGAGACAATAGCCTCTTCAAAATCCCAGACATCTTCGAAGTTCATCTGCAGGTATTTGTTCACCCTCTCTTTTTTATAATTCCAATCTTTCATATCACCTTTGAACCTATGGTCACGGTAAATGCTGGTCGGACCACCAAACCCTTCGTTCTGTACAGATGCAAAAGGTTTGCCCTCTAGGTATATGGTTGCTTGATAGCAATTGGTTTCCTGTGATGCCCATTCGCTGTGCTTTACTGCTTTCAATTCTAATTTCATTTTCTTATCCTCTCTTCGCTTGGTTTGTTAGTTTGTTTGCTAGTCTAATTGCGTCACTTGCTTTATCAGCTGGGAATATTTGCCAGTCTTCACCGCTGGGGTGCATGTTATTAAAGACTGAGATTTGTCCTGTCTGCCTATGCTTGTCTTGATAGCATACGTAAACAGCAACCTGCCTATCATCTCTCAGGCCTTCACAGAAAAGACTAGGCGCTTCATCATTACAATAAGAGCTATCTGTAAACTGTGGACCTAATGCCGCTTTCATAAGCTTAAACATGGCATGGTTGTCATAGTCTGGAAAATTTGCAGAATATGGTTCTTTGTGTTGCATGGTCTCAACCTTTCTCTGGTTTGTCTGGTTCATAATAAAACAAGCTTATAAGATCCCAACAGTATGACGGGCACCTTGCTCTTGCTGTCTGCAATGCTGTCTCTTTGTCTTCGTGTGTATGATACCACATCTGGCCGTATAGTTTATATTGAGCATACCACATTAAGAACCTGCCTTTCTGGTCCAATCAAAACCATATCTTGTTTCAAGCTTGCATACCTTTTCGTATAGCTCTTCGTCGCTGTATTCGTGTCCGCAGCCTAAGCATATAGGCCAATCAGGACCATCTAAGTTTAGAACAAAATCAAGTGATCTTTCGTCTGTTATCTTTCCACAGCATGAACAATGCATGATTTTAAACCTTTCTACTTTGTTGTTTTAACTTGATGTTGTTTTGGTGCGTTTAGGTTTATCTCAAAGCGCAAACCGCCTAAGCAATCACGACCAGTAATAACGCAATCAAGTTTGCGGGCTAATTGTTTCGCCTCTTTAAGCTTATTATAAGAGCTGACATTGCTTCCCAATATTGCAAGCGCTTGGCCGTGCTCATAATTTTTATACAAATAAATGGTTAAATTGTTCATGATCTTTGCTCCTCTTGTGTTTGTGTTTTCTATCGGTTCCTATCCCTAGTGCAAGGGATAAGAAATATTATCAACAGTCTTCGACCAGCAAGCACGACAGTCACCACAATGACCAAAATCTTGCTCTTTCTTTTGTTCTCTTGTCATATCTTTAAAAGCTTGTGCTTCAACCACTTCGGAATTCTTATTGGTTCTAAAAGCTAAACATTCTTTGCCATGTATGGTTTCACCTTTTCTGTGTACCGTGGAAGTATTAGCATGACCAGCAATAGGCTTATCGCTTATCATTGTTGCGCTAACACGAATTACCAAATTGCTAGGTTCTTGACCATATTCTTTGCGGTATAGCTTCACTAGTTTTGCTTCACGAGTAGGCAACCAATGCTTTATTTCTGGTGTTCTTTCTGCTGTCAAAACAATTGCACGCAACATAGCAACAGACTGTAAATCTCCACTATCAAACCAGCGGTGATAATTTACGCCTAGTTTTTTGCACCCTCTTTCTATTTGGAAAGCTTGCATCTTAGCCCAAAGCTTTGGATTTTCTTCAATCATTTTAACAGCTTTAAAGAGATTGTTTGTCCATCCCGTATCAACAGACGGGCGAAGCTTTTGAAGTTTAAGAGCATAACAGCGCGAACATGTAGAACCTTCAATATCCACAAGCTTGCCGCCAACATTGCAATGCTTGGCGCTGATAGCAAATGTTGTGCTTGGCATTTTAGTATTGCCCAAAGAAACCTTGCCACTTTCTTCAATTGCTTTTTTAAGTGTTAGCTTTTCCATTTGTTTAAACCTTTTGTTTTGTTGCGTTCTGAAACCATACTTAGAAACAAAAAAGAAAGATACAAGACAAGCAGCCAATTTGAAACATTTCGTGATGACCGTCCTGGTTGCATCGAGATCATCTTAAGGTTGACCTGGATTTGTATACTATAGAGAGTAAACTTTTTTGTGATCACATTTCGTATTCATCTTTTGGAATGTGTTAGGGTTTCATAGATGCTTTATTCTTTTGTGATCACAAGCTGAAAATTTCCGGAAGCAAACAAAAGGTTTAACGTTAAACTAATTTTTAAATAATGGTTTAATACTAAACTATCCCTATCAGTAAATAGTTTAATGTTAAACTACTTTTAGTTTAAGGTTGAACTATACGTATTAACATATTGATATATAAAGATAATTGAATATGTACCGTGTGTCTTACATCGAGCAGGGGGCGTGGGCCAGGGCGGGGGTGTACGCTATATGTACATGACCTTTGACAGCGGGGGGTTGTATACAACTGTTAACCACATTGTATTTTTGATGGTTTACAACTGTAACATTCTGTAACATTTGGTGAGATACAGAGGCAGAGGTAACATACTTGTAACAATTGAAACAATTCGTGATCAACTTTTATGTAACTTAGGGGTTGACAAAAGGGCGGGTATCTATATAATTAATACTGTTAGTATATACCTACAGTAAGTAACGGTATGTACTATTAGTAGATACTAGTAAGTAATACTGTTGGTTACTACTAGTAGTCTTATACTTCTTATACTTATAATACTTATAATACTACTAGTATCTACCAACAGTACCTACTGTTATTCTTCTATCTATTCTATAAAAAGTAAAATATAATTTTAGATCTGCATTTAGATGTTGACAGATGCAGACTATTGGATACAACTAGTGGTGCGTTGGTTTTTATATCATGTCTAAAAGAGTAAAGTACTACCAGTCAGACAAAGTACTAGAAGAGTTCTACAAGGCTTTAGCTGATGGTAATGAAAGAATCCTTAAGAGAGTACACATACCTCATAGTTCAGTCTTCTATGCTAGAGAGGCTTACCTTCAGTATTCTGGTAAGTGGGTATCCCTAGACAGAATGGAAAGATCTATGTACTTAGAGGGAATGCTTGATAGGTTTAACGTTCTAGATCCTGACAGAAAGAGGGAATGGGAATAATGACTGTAGCAATGGAACGCATTTTAGCTTGGAAGCTTTTACCAAGACTAATGATGTTAGTTATGACTCTTATGTACATCAGGGTTATCGAGTGGTTTATGTCTTTACCACCAGAGGCTATGACCTCACAGGCAACTGCACTTACAGCAACTGTAACAGGAGCTTTGACTGGAGCCTTTGCTGTTTGGTTAGGTAACGAGAAATGATTGGTCAGATACTAGGGGCAGTTGGTGGGTTAGCTTCTACTTACTTAGATGGTAAAGTAGCAATACAAAAAGCTAATGCTGAGATTAAACTTAAGCAGGCTACTGGTGAGATTGACTGGGATCTGGCTGCTATACAGGCTACACAGAATAGCTGGAAGGATGAGTGGATAACTCTACTTTTTTCTATTCCATTGATTCTAGCATTCTGTGGTGACTGGGGTAACAGTATTGTTCAAGCTGGCTTTGCTGCACTTGAGACTATGCCAGCATGGTATCAGTACTCCCTTGGTGGAATTGTAAGTGCCTCGATAGGAATTAGATCCGTAAGTAAATTCTTTGGGAAGAAGTAATGCATAAGAACTTTCAGAATTGTTTAGAGATGTTGCTACACCACGAAGGGGGCTTTGTGAATCACCCCCAAGATCCTGGTGGCATGACTAACCTTGGGGTGACTAAGGCTGTGTATGACAAGTGGATTGGCCGTGAGTCTACTAAGACTGAAATGATGGACTTGAAACCTGACGATGTAGCCCCTATCTACAAGAAGAATTATTGGGATAGAGTAAGAGGAGATGATCTTCCTAGTGGTGTAGATTGGTGTGCCTTTGATTGGGCCGTTAATTCTGGCAGTGGTAGACCTGCTAAAGCTATTCAACGTGCTGTAGGGGCTGCAGCCGATGGAGCTATCGGTCCTATGACTTTACAAGCTATTATGAATAAAGATCCTAAGATGATTATCGAGAGTGTCTTCAGTCAACGTCAGAAGTTCTACGAGTCTCTTCGTACCTTTGAGACTTTTGGAAGAGGTTGGACTAGAAGAAATAAAGAGACTTTAGATCAAGCCTTAAGTATGATATAGTAGTATGGCTATACCTGAAAGAGTTAAAGCTGCTATGGAAAGAGAGGGACTCTCAGGTGTTAATAAACCTAAGAGAACTCCTAAGCATCCCACTAAGTCCCATGTTGTTATGGCTTCTGAGGGTGGTAAGTATAAGCTTATTAGGTTTGGTCAACAGGGTGTAAAGACAAATCAGACAGCAGGTCAAAGAGAAGCCTTTAAGTCTAGACACGCTAAAAATATCAAGAGAGGAAAACTATCAGCTGCTTACTGGGCTGATAAGGTCAAGTGGAGTTCCTCTAAAACTAAATCACCCTCAAAGAAATGGGTAAAGGGATCATGATGAAATTAGGATTAATGCTTGGGGGTGATGTACCAGAGGTAGACCCCAAGAACAAAGATCGTGCTGAAGAGTACTGGATGTATGGAGCATCTGAAGAAGAGTTAGCAAAGGCTTGGGATAAAGATATCGAGTATGCTAAACTCAAGAAGTGTGGTAATTGCGATTACTTTGATAACAGGGCTAGAACTCTAAAGGCTCTGAATGGTGAATCGGGTATGGGTGCCTGTATTAAGTTCAAGTTTATGTGTTCTCAGGAAGCTTCTTGTCAAGCATGGGAGTGTAAAGACATGGGCTTAGACGAAGCAATGGTCTGATGTGGTTAGCGGTTCTCCTAGCTTGTTCAGGGCCAATAGCTACTACCTGTGATGTTTTAGTAAGAACAGGTGGTATGTTTGACTCTCAAGAAGAATGCAGAAAAGAAGTACAGGCTGTAGCTGCTGAGTTAACTAAGAACGGTTTGTACATACGAGGCGAGTGCTACAAGTTAAATATAGGCTCTAAGGTTTAATGACTCTTATCTCGCATTTCCCTTTACCTAGTATGCCCTTTCAAACACATGAGAACATCGTCTTTGAGAAAGCTGATAAGGATAGGTCAAGTAGGAATAACGAAGAGTACAAACCAGAGCAGCCTAATAGAGTAACACCTGACACAGCAGTAGAAGATCTAAAGCTAGTCAATCAGATGTATGCATATAATCCTAACCCAAATAAACTTAGGATGCCTGACGGTCAGATCGTAGACTTTATAATAGCGTAAGAGAGTACCAATGCCAGTAAGAAAAGTACCAGGTGGTTTTCAGTGGGGAACAACTGGTAAGGTTTATAAAACTAGAGGTTGGGCAGAGCGCCAAGGAAGAGCTATAAAAGCTTCTGGTTACTCTAAGGGTGGTGACACAGTTAATGCAGCGGGTAATTATACTAAGCCTGGTATGCGTAGGCGTCTTGTTAGCTCTATCAAAGCTGGCGGCAAAGGTGGAAAGCCAGGGCAGTGGTCAGCTAGAAAAGCTCAGATGGTCGCAAAACAATATAAAGCGAAAGGGGGAGGATATAAAAGTTGAAGTCCTCCCAAGATTAAATGAGTAAAGCAAAGTCTCAACAAAGCCTCTCCAATTGGACAAAACAAAAGTGGCGCACTAAAAGTGGCAAGCCTAGTGCTAAAACTGGCGAGAGGTATTTACCTTCTAAGGCTATTGATGCTCTTAGTGATAGTGAGTACGCAGCCACTACTAGAGCAAAACGACAAGGCACTAAGGCAGGTAAGCAGTTTGTGGCTCAACCTAAAAAGATCGCAAAAAAAGTAAAACCATTCAGAGCAAACAAAGGTACACTAGCAATGAAAACTCCTACGGCAGACCAGAAGGGTCTTAAAAAACTTCCTACTTCAGTAAGAAATAAAATGGGCTACATGTCTAAAGGCGGTATGTCCAAGAAGTCAGGCTACATGGGTGGTGGCATGACTAAAAAGAAATCAGGTTATAAAGCAGGTGGTGTTATCCAAGCCAAATGCGGCGCATCATATAAGGGTTAAGACAATGGCGGCATCAAGTGCATTTAAAATTCTAATTCAAATCGGTAAAAAGATTTTTGGAACTAACAGTAAGAAGGTTGCTGATGACCTAGTAAGACAAGGTGGTAAGAGAGTCCCTAAAAGTAAAATACCAGCAGATGCTAAGATTACTAAGGCTCCTACTTTACCAAACCCAAGGTCTTCTAGTACAGGTCAGTTCAGAAAGAACCAACCACCAGCCTATAGACCAAAGACAGACCCGAAGGTTTCTTCTAGTACTCGTACAGCACCAGCTAAACCAAGTGGATCAGGTACTTCGGTATCTGCTGCTTCTCCTAAAAAGCCAAGTGTGCCAGCTAAGCCAAGTCCTAAGCCTTCAACTTCTACTAAGGCACCGACAAGAAAGAAGCCACCTTTGATGCCTAAAGGACCAGGTGGTGTGACCTATCCTAAGCGTCCTACTCTTCCTAAGAAATCCCCAGCGGCTGCTGGACTTCGAGCATCAACTCTTGAAGGTGGGCCAGAAGTAGATACAGTATCAGCTACTCCACCTAAGAAAACGAGAGCAAAGCCTAAAACTACAGCACCTGTTAAGAAGACAGCACCAGCTAGAGATCCTAGTAAGACTCCTACTCGCAGGGAAGATACTAAAAAGAATACACCAGTTAAACCAAAGAAGCGTCCAGCGGCTGGTCCAACAACCAATGAGTCTTTTGGTAAGGCGTTTGCTAGAAACAGAAAAGCTGGTAATCCTACTTTTACTTGGAATAATAAGAAGTACACAACTAGGTACAAAGAAGAAACTATTAAGCAACACAAGAAAAAGTTTGGTGTAGAAGGTAAGTACTAATTAAATGGTAGACCGTAACTATACCACTGATACAGAAGCAGTAACTATCACCGCTACATCAGGCGGTGCTAGTGCTAACCTTGTCTATACTTGCCCACCTAATCATGATGCAACTATAGAGTTTTTACATGTGTCTAACGGTAGTGCTTCTACACAAAACGTAACCATACAGTGGTATCATGCAGACACAAATACGTATCATCATATTGTAAATGATAAATCTGTTGCAGGTAAAGATGTGTACAACATTATTACTTCTGATAGGATTCATTTACATGCTGGTGATAAGATCTTAGGGTTTGATGGTGCTAGTGGTGGAATAGAAGTATTTATTTCTGTCAAGCAATTCTACAACCCTAACCGTTAAATGCATAACGGGGTTGCAATCTTATGTGTAGTATGATATAACTATTCGTATATAACTAGTCTCCAGTTGGTATCCTAGCCAACACGCACAAATTAACTGGAGATTTAGAAATATGTTTAGAAACTTACTAACACGCTTTCAAGAGCATCAGCAACGCAGAGCAGACTACTGGGTTCTTATGAACCTCAAAGACAAAGACCTTCATGACATGGGTATTTCCCGTGGTGAGATTTACAATAAGGTCTTTGGTCAAAACCAGTAAGACTACAAAGGACTTGTTTATGGCAAGACAGCTAACTGAAAAACAACAGAAGTTCTTAGACGTTCTGTTTGATGAAGCCAGAGGTGATCCTGTTAAAGCTAAAAAGCTTGCAGGATACGCCGAAGGCGTGGCTACAGCACAGGTTGTGGGAGCTATTGAAGATGAGATTGTTGAGAGAACTAAGAAATTTATTGCTCAGTCATCCACCAAGGCTGCGTACACCATGTTCAGTGTAATGGCTGACCCAACAGACCTAGGTGTCAAAGAAAAGATGACAGCGGCTAAAGACATCCTAGATCGAGCAGGTTTTACTAAGACAGACAAAGTAGAGGTTAAAGCATCAGAGCCTCTATTTATTTTACCGTCTAAAGATAGTGATGCCGAAGATTAAAACTGCTAGAGCGTCTGAAGCAAAGTATCCAGCTAAGACAGACTGGCAGATACCACTACGAGGAGAAAGTGGAGAGTGGTATCCGATTATACGAGTTGGAAGACATGTACCCTTTGGATACAAGCAGGATGAGGAAGATCCTGATTTACTAATACCCTTACCAGAAGAATTAGAACTTTTAGAAAAAGCAAAACTATTCCTACGAGAGTACAGCCTAAGGCAAGTAGCTAAATGGTTATCTCAACAGTCAGGTAGGTATATATCACATGTAGGGTTAGACAAACGTGTCAGGATCGAAGAAAAGCGCAGACGAGCTTCCTCTAGCTATAGAAAGTATGCCAAAAAGTATAAAGAAGCGGCAAGGAAAGCGGAGAAGATCGAAAAAGAAAGAATTGGTGGTAGAGCTGCCAAAAGAATCTTTAAAGACTTCGAGTCAGATTCCAGCAGTTCCGAAGCCAGCTGATGCAGATTTAGATCAAGCTAAGCAAGATATTATCTTTGAACCTAACCCTGGTCCTCAGACAAACTTCTTAGCCGCTACAGAGCAAGAAGTACTCTATGGTGGGGCAGCTGGTGGTGGTAAGTCCTATAGTCTAATAGCTGATCCAGTGCGATACTTAAACAACCCTAACGCTAGGATGTTAATTGTACGGAGAAGCACAGAAGAATTAAGAGAACTTATATCAGTATCTAAGCAGCTATACCCCAGAGCGATACCAGGTATTAAGTTTATGGAACGAGATAAGACTTGGGTAGCACCTAGTGGTGCAACTCTCTGGATGTCTTATCTAGACCGTGACGATGACGTTATGAGATACCAAGGTCAGGCCTTTAACTGGATTGGCTTCGACGAACTCACGCAGTGGCCTTCAGACTACTCCTGGAATTATATGCGTTCAAGACTACGTACTACTAAAGCTTCAGGGTTGCCTCTATACATGAGGGCTACGAGTAACCCAGGAGGTCCAGGGCATCAGTGGGTTAAACGAACCTTTATTGATCCAGGCACTCCTAATTGTGCATTTTGGGCTACAGACCAAGACGGAGAAACCATCTGTTGGCCTAAAGGACATAGCAGGGAAGGCGACCCTCTATTTAAGAGAAAGTTTATCCCTGCGACTTTGTTTGATAATCCTTACCTGTCTGATGACGGGATGTACGAAGCCAACCTACTCTCTCTGCCTGAGCACCAAAGAAGGCAGTTGCTTGAGGGAGACTGGGACATTAACGAAGGGGCCGCTTTTCCTGAATTTACTCGTAAGATACATGTGGTAGACCCTTATGAAATACCTCAAAGTTGGCCTAGGTTTAGAGCGGCTGACTACGGATACGGATCTTACAGTGCTGTTGTTTGGTTTGCTGTTGCTCCAGATGAACAACTTATAGTCTATAGGGAACTCTACGTGTCTAAAGTATTAGCAACTGATTTAGCTGATATGGTTTTAGACCTTGAATCTGATGAGAAAATACGATATGGTGTTTTGGATAGCTCTTTATGGCATAAGCGTGGTGACACTGGGCCATCACTGGCTGAACAAATGATAGTCAAAGGCTGTAGGTGGAGACCAGCAGATAGATCAAAAGGTTCTCGTATAGCAGGTAAGAATGAATTACATAGAAGACTGCAGGTAGATGAGTTTACTGAAGAGCCTCGATTAGTTTTCTTTAGTACTTGCTATAATACGATAGCTCAACTACCCGCCTTGCCCATAGATAAAAACAATCCTGAAGACGTAGATACAAAAGCAGAAGATCACGTATACGATGCACTACGATACGGAATCATGACAAGACCTAGAAGTAACTTGTTTGATTTTGATTCTAGCTCTCAACGTACAGGCTTTCAGGCAGCAGATTCAACGTTTGGATACTAAGGAATAATTATGGAAGAAGATGACATCTTAGCTGAAGAAGTCTACATGGAAGATGCTGAAGTATCTTACATAGAGGATACCGAAGAGAATGACACTAGTGATCCGTTAGTGGGTTCTATCGTCAACTATATCCAACAACGTTTTAGTAAAGCTGAGACTGCTCGAAACGGAGAAGAACAACGCTGGATTAGATCCTATAGAAACTATAGAGGTCTATACGGACCAGACGTACAGTTTACTTCTACTGAAAAATCTAGAGTGTTTGTTAAAGTTACAAAGACTAAAGTTCTAGCTGCTTACGGTCAGATTGTAGAAGTTCTTTTTGGAGCTAACAAGTTTCCTATTAGTATTGACCCTACTATCTTACCCGATGGTGTAACAGAAGCTGTTCGTCTTGAGACAGAAGACTCTGTTAAGAAAATGAATGAACAACAAGCTCCTGAGGACCAAGGAGTTCCAACTTTAGAACCAGGTGAAACTCTTGTAGACTTCAGAGAAAGACTGGCTGGCTTAAAAGAAAAACTAGCTCCTGTAGAAGAGAACCTTATGGAAGGTGAGGCTGAATCACCTACACAGATTACTTTCCATCCTGCTATGATTGCAGCTAAGAAAATGGAAAAGAAGATCCATGATCAACTAGAAGAATCAAACGCTAGGAAAGAACTACGTACAGCAGCCTTTGAGTGCGCACTGTTTGGTACAGGCATTATGAAAGGTCCGTTTGCTGTAGATAAAGAGTACCCCAACTGGTCTGAGGAAGGAGAGTACTCACCTCTTATTAAAACAGTACCTAAATGTTCTTCTGTTTCTATCTGGAACTTCTATCCTGATCCCGATGCCTCTAACATGGATGACGCAGAGTATATCATCGAGCGTCACAAGATGTCTCGTACTCAACTTAGAGCACTTAAGAACAGACCCTTCTTCCGCACAAATGCTATCGACACTTCAATTTCTATGGGTGAGTCCTACACTAAAGAGTGGTGGGAGCAAGCTATGGATGACGATGAACAGGAAGCCCGTAGCGAGCGTTTTGAAGTCTTAGAGTTCTGGGGTTATATGGATACTGACCTTCTAAAAGATCAAAACGTAGAAATTCCAAAAGATATGGAAGACGTAGATCAAGTATCTGTAAACGCTTGGGTTTGTAATGGACAAGTTTTACGCCTAGTAATGAACCCGTTTACACCTTCTTATATCCCGTATTACGCTGTACCCTACGAAGTTAATCCCTATAGTTTCTTTGGTGTAGGTATTGCTGAAAACATGGATGATACGCAGACTTTGATGAATGGCTTTATGAGAATGGCCGTTGACAATGCTGCTTTATCTGGTAATCTTATCATCGAGGTTGACGAGACGAATCTCGTCCCAGGGCAAGACCTCTCCGTGTATCCAGGTAAAGTGTTCAGGAGACAGGGAGGGGCACCTGGTCAAGGAATTTTTGGAACTAAGTTTCCCAACGTATCTAACGAAAACATGCAACTCTTCGACAAGGCAAGGGTATTAGCAGATGAATCAACAGGGTTCCCGTCTTTTGCACATGGTCAAACAGGGGTTAGCGGTGTTGGTAGGACTGCAAGCGGTATTAGTATGCTTATGTCTGCTGCTAATGGTTCTATTCGTAATGTGGTTAAGAACGTAGATGACTACTTACTTTCTCCATTGGGTAAAGCATTCTTTAACTTTAATATGCAGTTTGACTTTGATCAAGAGATTAAGGGTGACTTAGAAGTTAAAGCACAAGGTACTGAAAGCTTAATGGCTAATGAAGTTCGCAGCCAGCGTTTACTCCAGTTCTTACAGATTACACAGAACCCAACCTTAGCTCCGTTCTCTAAGATGGACTATATTATTCGAGAGATTGCTAAGTCTATGGATCTTGATCCCGATAAGGTAGTCAACTCGATGGCTGACGCCAGACTACAAGCAGAACTTCTAAAAGAGTTCCAAGCTCAAAATCCTGAAGCACAACCTCAGCAAGGTGTACCCTCACCTCAGGGTGGTCCTCAGGGAGCGGGAGCAGCCCCTAGAGTACAGGATACCTCTGGAGCAGGGGGCGGTAACATAGGAACTGGTACAGCGCCTCAGCCAGGAGAACAGGGCTTCTCAGGTAATACAGGGCAGCAAGGTGCTGCATGAGCTTAAAGTTAGTAGTTAATAACAAAGACTCTTGGGATGCGATGCTAGAGGAGTTAGAGGTTCGCATCCAGTTTGCTTACAAACAGCTAGAACAACGAACAGAAGTAGAGGAACTATACAGACTTCAAGGTGAAGTACGTGCTCTACGATCTTTGACTCGCTTGAGGGATAAAGTAAATGGCGGCTCCTAAAAAATCCTTAAGACCAAAACCTAGACCAAAGGGGTTAGGGGAAAAGAAATCTTCTGCTCCTGAAACGTCTATAACACCTAGACGCAGAATAAGTGATCCAGAAAGACAATACAGCCTAGCTACCGTAGAATCTAGGGCAGAGTTTGATCCATCCATGTCTTGGAATCCTATTGCTCGCTTAGGTTTTAAGGGGTACGAAAGAGATAAAGTGACTAACCTTACAGTACCCGAAGGTTTTTCAGAAAAAATAGTTGGTCTGGATATAAAGGATAACGCCTTTTATATTCCGTCTAATATCTCTCAAAAAAGAGCTACCTCATTGCTAAAAGCAGAGGGTGTTCCCAGTGAGGTTGCTTCAACAACAACCCCTGACTCTATTGTAACAGACGTTGATACAGCTAATCCTCGTACTTGGTCACATGAAATGTCTCATAGAGGATTTGATAGAATCCTTGAAGAAATAAACAATGACCCAGGTGGACCATTAGCTGGTCAAAGAAAGTTTCAAGAAAAATACGGAAAGAGAGCTTTCAATGCTTTAATAGGTGCTTCTGGAGAATCACATGAAGGCACTACAGAGATGTTTGATGATGTAGCTAATTCTATTCTTAGAGGGGAAGATCCTGCTTCTGACTTAGACAAAGTAGATTTAAATAGAATAAAAGAGTTTCAAAAATTAATAAAAAAGAAACCCGAAGACAGGTCAAAATTTTTAGTTAAAAAGTATGAGCCTTATATAAAGTTAATGGAAGCTGCTCAAGATATACTTACTGAGTCAGGAGAGCCACCTCAAGCACCTTCTTATAAAGAATCCTTTTTAGATAAGATTAAAATTAAGTTAGGTTTCAACGAAGGGGGTATGGTGTCAGAAGATACTTTTGGTTTATCAAATCAGATGGGTGACTTAAACTTTTCGGCACCCTCAAGTAGTCCTATTGAAACTGAAAAGAAAGACAGTACTCTAGCTACCCCGCCGTTAAAAAAGACTAGTTCCTTTTCTCGTAGACCTGGTTTCAGGGGAGATGGGGCTTTTGACTTTAGTGGGTTTGGTTCTTTCCTAAAAGAAAATGTTTCTGAAGAAGAACTTATGGCAGGGTTAGACAAAGCAGGGGAAACTCTAGTTCCTTTTTATGAAGCAGGGGGTAACGTAGCTAATGTTATAGACGAGTACTCTAAGCCCGAAGAAGAACGTAACTACGAGTATATTCGAGAAGAACTAAATAAAGCTGGGAAGTCTGCCGCAACTGAGGCCGCTATGATAGCTCTTGGTGGTTTAGCTATTAAGTATGGGTCTAAAGGACTAAAGGCTCTGAAGAATAAAGCTTCTCAGTATGAGATTGATACAAACACGACTTCTGCATTTGGTGTAGGTTCTATTCGAAAGAAAGATACCTTTGAGGAAGTAATGACTCCTGTTAAATCTACTAAGAAAAATGTTAAGAAAACAGGTGAAGCTATCCTGCGTCCCTCAGAGGATTTGGCTGCTGACTTAGACCCTAGGCTAGGGAGAGCTATGTCTGCTGAGACAGCTGGAAGTATTATGCCTGGACCTGGAAAGTTCTTTGACCCCTCTAAGAAAGGTTACAAAGGGGATAGATTTGTTGGTATGCTTCAAGATGCTGACATCGAGTTAGACCTTGAGTTCGGTAATTACATTATGATGGGTAAGGGTGCTCCTAAAGATGTAAGCAATGAAACCTTTGAAAACCTATTTATATCAGCAAGACCATCCCAGAAGAAAACAACCTTTGGGCAAAACAATAAGTCTGTAGCCCGTGCTAATGTCTATGATGGACCATCTCTTACTGTAGCTGATATGAAGGCAAACTATAAAGCTGCTACTGGTAAGACTGGTGTAGAAGTACGCACAAACCTTTTGCAACCTGAACGATTTAATGTAGTTACAGATAAAGGTCTACAAGATTTAGATCACCCTATTGTTGCCGTTCATAACATACAAGGTGATAAAAAACATTATTATACTCTTGATACACAGTTTGTTGGCCCTGTTCGTATGGATAGGATTACTAACAAAGTTAATCGAAAGAATAAAAATACAGGTGAGGTAAAGAAAGAAGTACCGCAGCCTAATTTACGTCCCGTTACAGTAGGGGATGTCACACTTGGTGATCAAGTAGGAACTATTAAAGTAGGTAAAAAAGAACATCCTCTTTATGATTACATTGAGGTAGATGCTACAGCATCAGCACCAGAGGGTATGGGTTCTACACAAAAATTTAACGAAGGCGGTATGGCAATGAAAGATCAAATGGATGTAGTGTTTAAGTCTAGCCGTGCGGGTTATGCTCTTGGCGGTGAGGTAGGCCAAATTGATCCAGTATCAGGGAATGAAGTACCACCAGGATCAACACCTAAAGAAGTACGAGATGATATCCCAGCTATGTTGTCCGAAAATGAGTATGTAGTTCCTGCTGATGTTACTCGATACTATGGTGTTAAGTTCTTCGAAGATTTACGTGCTCAGGCTAAAACTGCCCTTGCTCAGATGGAAGCCAATGGTCGTATAGGCGGTGAAGAAATACCAGATGACGATGAATTAACAGATGATGAAATGGCTTTACTACAAGAAGTTATGTCAGCGGAGCCGACTGGTATGGCTATGGGTGGTATGGTAGGCCAACAGATGGCCCCTACTGATCCGTATCAGCAACAGGCTATGATGTACAAAGAACCTCTTAAAGCAGCTGAGGGTGTTTCTGTAGGAACAACTTACAAAGGCCAACAGTTAGATCCGTTTGGAAATCCTATCTCAGCAGCCCCAACGCCACCTACCTCACCTCAAACACCACAGGTAAGCACACCGACTGCTACAGATCCAAATAAGATTTATGGATTAGATACAACTATGGAGCAAGCTCCAACAACAGCTATTCCTGTTTCAACAACGACAACTGCTACACCAGATGCGACACCGACTGGTGAAAGTGGTATGAAGACAACCTTTTACATTCACAAGGATGGCAGAAGAATATCAGTTCTTATCTTGAATGGTAGACCAATTAGTACTGTTCCAGCTGACTTTGGTGAGTTCCTTGAGGACACCCCAGAGAACAGAACTAAACTTAACTTTGGTGTAGAAGAAGCAGCACCAGAAGTAACTACTGAGGGTGTTGCAACAAGTGATGACAAAGATCAAACTGATGACATAGACATTAGAACAAAGGTTGATCCCAATACTCCTGAGGGTGTTCAAGCTCTGTATGAAGACAGCGGTGTCAATCTAAAAGATCCTCTTCAAGGGGCTAAGGATGCGCTAGAAGGGGCTACTAAGATACCTCAAGGCGCTGGTATTGTAGCCTCTGCTATTAATCCCTTCTTAGGCCTTGGTCTTGGTATGGCTAACGCTGCAGGACAACTTACTGCTGTTTCTAAAGCGCAAGCAAACTTACAGATGGCTGAGTTCTTAGGTAAAGACGAGGATGCTACAGCTATTCAAACTGAAATAGATAACTTTATTAAGAATGCTCCAGGGGTCGTTGACACACTTGACGAGTACGTAGCTAAAGGTACTAGAAGATTTAATAACGCTATTGAAGCTGCTACAAGTATAGATGCGCCTGAGGATGCTATTATTGACTTCAAAAAATTAAGTGATAAAGGTAAAGAAAACGTTAGCGAGTACCTTATAGCAGAAAGCCCAGGCTATAAGGGTGCTACTGTTAGAGATGACGGTGCTATTGTAAGAAAAGGTCCAATCAGAGGTGAAGACTTAGGTGGTACTTTCGTGGAGACTACGACTACTGATAAGGGTGAAACAGTAAACGTATTTAAACCAGGGGCAACAACAGTTAGACCTAAGGCAAGGCCCACAGCAAAGCCTGCTGCAAAGCCCGCAGCAAAACCCGCAGCAAAGCCTTCTACAAGTAATGACAAGTCTACCCGACTAGATAGATCTAACCCTAATACAAGTACTAACGTAACTAATCATTTGTCAGATAGAGAGAAAGAATCTCTGGCGGCTAACCCTGCCCTAACAGATCACTACGTAGCTACAGCTAACAGACGGGCTAACGAGTCGGCTGCTGGGGATAGTTCTAACACAGACAATGCTAACGAGGCTTCAGATAGCGGTGGTTGCTTCCTGACTACAGCTATTGTTGAACGTAGGGGTGAAGCTGATAATGGGCCAACGTTGACTATCTTGAGAAACTTTAGAGATACTTACTTAGCGGGTATACCTGAAGAGGTAGAAAAGTATTACAGAGTAGCTCCTCAGATTGTTGCATCTATTCCATCTGATCATAAAGACTGGGACTGGATTGGATCTCAGGTTGATAAGTCTGTTGAGTATATCAAAAAGGATATGCTTGATAACGCTTATACTACCTACAAGGCAATGGTTAATAGACTAGAAAAAGATTGGATCAAGTAATGGAAGGTATTGAAGAATACAAAGAAGTAGTTCTGAATAGGTTTTTAAATTTACCTGAGGAAGATAAATCAGTTCTTAGAAGAGTACCTGAGACACCTATAGGAGATGCTTTAGGTAAACTCTTCCCTGAGATGCAAGGTCTTTTCCCGAGAGATGTTCCAGTAGAAGAAGCTCCAGTACAACAACCCCCTATGGAACAACCCCAAATGAAACGTGCTGGCTTAGGATCACGTTAAACCCCTAGGCATTCCAAATAAAGATAAGGCTACCCAGCATTCCGCTGGCCCCAACATAAGGAGAAAGATATGCCTGAACTAACACAAGTAGAAAGCCCAAAGACAGCAGGTTTTGTTGATCGAGGTTATAACTACGAACTTAAACGTAAACGTATACAAGATGAAGAAAAAGAGATTGCTAAACTAGAAGCGGAGGCCAGAGGTGAAACCGTCGAAGAGGAATCCGATGGCGAAGGACTTGAGGCAACCGAAGTACAGGCCACGGGTGATACCCAACAAGAAGAAGCCAACATTGAAGTTGAAGCACAAGAAGATGACTCAGACCTAAGCCCTGAGGAAAAGTCTTTTAAGAAACGCTATGGTGATTTACGCCGCCACATGCAACAAAAAGAAAAAGAGTGGGAAGAAAAGTTCAGTAGCTTTGAAGATAGAATGCGTAAAGAATCTATCGTTCCCCCTAAGTCAGATGAAGACATTGAGAACTGGGCTAAAGAGTATCCTGATGTAGCTGGTATTGTTGAGACTATCGCTGCTAAGAAAGCTCAAGAGATGTTTAAGAAGGCTGAAGACAGACTATCTCAACTAGATGAAATACAATATGAGGCAGAGCGTAAAACAGCTGAGAGTAAGATTAGAGAGTCTCATCCTGACTTTGATAGATTGAGAGAATCAGACGAGTTTCACTCTTGGGCAGAAGCACAACCGAAATGGGTACGTGATGCCTTATACGAAAACATGGATGATCCTGACTCAGTGGTTAGAGTTATTGATCTCTATAAGATTGACAGCGGGGAAACTCCTCAAGCTAAAAAGGCTAAGACTAAAGCAGCAGCCAAAACAATTGGTAAAGGTTCAAGAACTAAAGTTGATCCTACGGAAGCTGGCTCCATGATTAGAGAGTCAGAGGTTGCTAAGATGTCAGCCAGAGAGTTTGAGTCTCGTGAAGAAGAAATTACTAAGGCTATGCGAACAGGGAAATTCGTGTATGATCTTAGTGGTAGTGCACGATAGGTGTTGACAAATCCTTTTGTGTACATATAACTAAGTACGTATAGTTTTAAGAGCCTCTTTTTAGACTACCTCTTATACTATAAACCTTTCCCAAACCTTACTACATAAAGTCTAAACAAAATAAGAACTACCTGATTAAGTATAGGCCCGTTAAATATCTGGTTGGCCGACTGGATACAATACGCACCCTAAAAAACAATCAGCCTCTTTATAGGTGTTTAAGCTTTGTATCCCGAAACTCATACATAACTCGATTAACCTTAAGCACCTTGTGTGAGTTTTATTTATTAAGCCAAATATCATGGAGGATTTACTATGGCTTTTTCAACTGCAGGGGGATACGGTAACTTGCCAAACGGCAACTTCAGTTCCGTAATCTACTCTAAAAAAGTACAGCTTGCTTTCCGCAAGAGTACTGTATGTGGTGACATCACCAACTCTGATTATTTCGGGGAGATCGCAGCCCAAGGGGATACGGTCAAAATTATTAAAGAACCTGAGATTTCTGTGAGCAGCTATGCTCGTGGTACTAACATCTCAGCACAAGATCTTGATGATGAGGATTTCTCATTAGTCGTTGATAAAGCTAACTATTTTGCCTTTAAAATCGACGATATCGAGGAAGCCCATTCCCATGTTAATTTCATGGATCTTGCAACCAACCGTGCAGCTTATCGTTTGGCTGACCAGCATGACCAAGAAGTTCTTGGTTACTTGGCTGGCTACAAGCAATCAGCTTTACATGCCGATGCCGATACTGTCAATGACCAAGTAAACGGTACTAAAGCAGTAACTACTGCTGGTTCAGATGAATTGCTCTCAAGCATGAAACTGAAAAAAGGTGACTTTGGTAACATCACAACAGCTTCAGCAGGTGATCACTCGATCCCAGTTGCAGCACGTTTGCCTGGTGCCACAGCCCTTCCAACAGCATACGCTTCACCAGCAATGGTTGTTGCTCGTATGGCCCGCCTCTTGGATCAACAGCAAGTTGATACTCAAGGAAGGTGGCTCGTAGTTGACCCCGTGTTCATGGAAGTACTTCGTGACGAAGATTCACGCCTCTTTAATTCAGACTTCGGTGAAGCAGGTGGACTACGTAATGGTCTGGTCTTGAATAACTTCCACGGTTTCCGTGTATACACTTCAAGCAACCTGCCTTCAGTTGGTACTGGTTCTGCAACTACAGGTACAGCAAACCAAAACGCTAACTATGGGGCGATTGTAGCTGGTCATGATTCTGCTGTAGCAACTGCTGAGCAGATCAACAAGACTGAAACTTACCGTGACCCTGACAGCTTTGCTGACATTGTTCGTGGTATGCACCTTTACGGCAGAAAAATTCTGAGGCCAGAAGCCTTGGTTACTGCTAAATACAACTTGGCATAAGAGAGGACTAAACAATGGCTTTACAATCTCCAGTTCGTATTGAGACTGCCGTGATTGCTCACGGTGATCTTACCACTAGCTCAACTCACGAAATCGGTGTAGTTCCAAACAATTGTGTGGTTCTT